TACAAACTATTTTATGTCAATGCAACATTTAGAATTCTTACAAGAAATGCTTGTAGGTCGACCGATGATACGTTATAATAAACACGTAAATAGATTGCATATAGATAGCGGACAGGATGCTATGACTGTTGGTGAATACATTATTATTGAGGCGTATGATGTAATTGACGGAACAACATATGCAGATGTATGGTCTGATCGTTTCTTACAAAATTACGCATCTGCATTGATTAAAGAACAGTGGGGATCAAACCTAACAAAATTTACAGGTATGCAACTTGTAGGTGGAGTGTCATTTAACGGAGAACAAATATTAGCGGATGCCAAAGAAGAAAGGCGGATTATGGAAGAAGAAGCAGTACAGAATCTACAACCCCTTTCGTATAACTATATTGGATAAGTAATGGCAACTAATACTTTCTTTAACAATTATTCTCAAGTTCAAGAGCAATCTCTGATTGATGATTTGGTAATAGAATCTATCAAGCAGTATGGTGTTGACGTTATATACATGAGCAGAGCAATTAAGGGTCGTGATAAGATCTTTAATGAAGATGACTTTCCTGAGTATAACGAAGTATTTGGATTTGAAGTATATGTTAAGAATATGGAAGGCTTCGAAGGTGAAGGCGATTTCCTATCTAAGTTCGGTTTAGAAATAAGAGATACATTAACACTTACCGTTGCGAACAGAACATTTGAAAGATATGTTACTCGTGAAGTTATTGAACTTACAAGACCTAGAGAAGGTGATTTAGTATACTTCCCATTAAACGAGAAGATCTTTGAAATTAAATATGTTGAACACGAAAGCATATTCTATCAAATGGGTCAAACTCAAGTATTTGATATTCAGTGTGAATTGATTGAATACGCCAACCAAAGGTTCAATACTGGTCATCCTTCAATTGATAATTACTTCGCCGAATATAATACAGACATTGAAGTAGATGCAAACAATGCAACTTTAGAAGCTCTTACTTTAACTGATGACAACGCAAGTAACCTTGACTTTGAACTTGAAGCAGATGGTATTCTTGATTTCTCAGAGACTGATCCATTCAGCGAAAATATAACAATAAGTGATACCTAATGGCAATAGCAAATTATTTTTATAATTCTACGATTCGCAAATATGTTGCTTTATTTGGTACATATTTCAATCAATTAGAAGTTCGTAGAACAAGCACTGATGGTACTTTAAATCAGAGACAGATAGTACCTATTTCTTATGGACCATATCAAAAGATATTGGCAAGACTTGACCAAGATCCTATTGTAGAAGGTGGTGCGAGTTTTGATGCCGCCGGAAATCCATCAGCAGGACAACCTTATGCAATGACATTGCCTCGTATGGCTTTTGAGTTAACAAGTTTTACATATGATGCAGAACGCAAAGTTGCTCCTACAAGAAAAATAAGAAAGACAGCAGTAGATGGAGAAAACGGTGGCAGACGATTTGTATATTCAGGAACTCCATATAATATGGGATTCAGTTTATACATCATGGCAAAATATAACGAAGATGCTGTCAAATGTTTAGAACAAATATTACCATTCTTCAATCCAGAATTTACAAGTACTGTAAGATTGATTGAAGGATTAGAGCCAATGGACATACCGTTAATTCTAACTGATGTGCAATCAGAAGATTTATACGAAGAAGCCTTTACGACAAGAAGAAGTATTTTATATACATTAAACTTTAATATGAAAGGTTGGTTCTTTGGTCCTGAAAGAGATAAGGAAGTTATTCGCTTTATTGATACAAGAATAGCAACAGATACAGCAACTGATACTGAGTTCGAAGAATTTAAAACTCTTCAGCCTGGGATGACAGCGAATAACGAACCAACTACTGACATTACACAAACCGTTGATTATAGCTTAATTGAATTTGACGACGACTGGGATTACATAAATAGGACATCTGATACAGAACCCAGTTAATAGGAATTATTATGAAAATTGGATTTACTTGTAGCAGCTTTGATCTGCTACATGCTGGACACGTTCAAATGCTTAGAGAAGCAAAAGAACAATGTGATTATTTAATTGTAGGACTACAAACTGATCCTGCTCTCGATCGTCCTGAAAAGAACCCTCCAATACAAACGATAGTTGAAAGATATAGTCAACTTAAGGCAGTAAGCTATGTTGATGAAATTATTCCTTATACGACTGAAAGAGATCTTGAGGATATATTGGAATTATATACAATTGATGTTCGGATCCTTGGCGAAGAATATCGTGATAAAGATTTTACAGGAAAAGATATCTGTCGTAAGAGAGATATAGATTTACATTTTAATAGAAGAGATCATAGATTTAGCAGCTCATATTTAAGAAAAGTTTGTCGTGATAAATAATAAGGTATATTATTAAATAGTAGGTTTTATATTATGAAAAGAAAGAAAGCGTTAAACCAAGAAATGAATATGGGTGGTCTTGTACTAGAAATGGCAGGAACATTCTTTAACGAATTTTTTTGTAGAAGAGATTATGAATGGTGGTACGTTGTACAGCCAGGAGATGTAGTTGTAGATCTTGGAGCTTGTGTCGGTATGATGTCGGCAGACTCACTAGATAAAGGAGCTTCTAAAGTTTATATGGTTGAAGCAAATAGAGAGTTGTTAAAAACAGCAATCGAAAATGTTTCTGAATATTGTATGAACGAGCCTGATCCAAAAGTTTATCCTATCAATGCAATTATAGGATCATCGGACTCAGAAGGTTGTTATATAACAAAAAGAGCACCACTACCTGCTGACGACGATTTAGATCGTATTTCCTTTAAAGAATTAATTACACAATATGGAATTACTAAGATTGATTATTTAAAGTGTGATATTGAAGGAAATGAATATGATGTGTTTAATAAGAATACTTTAGAATACTGTTTTAATAATGTAAAGCACATGGCAATTGAAGTACATGTTAAAGCAACACCAGATGGACCTGATAAATTTATACAATTTAGAGATGAGTTTATAAAGCCATTTGCTGAATCTTCACAACATAACGTAAGAAGTATGGAAGAAGATGATTTTATTAATTCGCTTTGGGATGATGAAGCTGTACGAAATCTTCCAATAGAAAGATCATATTTTATGTTATATATTACAAGAGTTGAACAATGAAAGATGATAAGATAGCGCAGAAGTTAAATATGAGACCTTTAGAAGATGCGGCTTTAACATCGCCAGCTGAAGACAAGCAACACGCATTGGATAGATTGAATCCAGAAAAGATGCCTGACTTGCCTAACAATTCTTTTTCAACTAATGAAGAAGCAGGCGAACTTGTAGAAAGTGTAGATTCTGTAAAGAATTTGCCGCAAGAAAGTGTAGCTCAACCACCTGCGGTTATTACAAAAGAAGCTAACGAGAATCTAAAAGATATTGAATTAGCAAAAGCTAACATAGAAAATATTATTAATCTTGGAGATGACGCAGTACGAGAAATGACAGAGATCGCAAAACAATCCGAATCTCCTCGAGCGTTTGAAGTTGTATCTACTTTAATGAAAACATTACTTGATGCAAACAAAGATTATGTTGAAATGTCAACAAAGAAAAGATACGCAAAGGAAGAAGATCAGCAAGGTAAGACTGAAGTAACTAATAATAATTTAATTGTATCTACATCAGATTTACTTAAAATGATTAAAGGTGACAATGAATAACTTCGATAAGGGTTATTTAGGAAACGCTCATCTCAAGAAGATTGGTGAACAGATAGAGTTCACTCCTGAGATGCTTCAAGAATATATGAAGTGTGCGGAAGATCCAATTTACTTTTCAGAAAAATATATTAAAATTGTACATGTTGACCACGGATTGATTCCAATGGAAATGTACGATTATCAAAAAGATATAGTAACAAAGATAACCGAGAGCAGACGTGTTTCTGTACTGACATCAAGACAGGCAGGTAAAACAACAACAGCAGTAGCGGTTATATTGCACTACATCTTGTTTAATGAATTTAAGACTGTAGCCATATTGGCAAACAAAGGGGATGCT